AACTGCTTCAGGGTAATCCCCAACTGTGGTCTGTGGCTGGCGACTTGTTTGTCAAAAATATGGATTGGCCTGGCGCTCAAGAGATGGCCAAGCGGTTTCAAAAGACTATTGATCCTAAGTTCTTGTCGGATGACAATGATGACCCAGCATTGCAGGCAGCGCAGCAGCAGATTCAGGCTATGGGCGCTGAGATGGAGCAGATGTACCAGATGATCCAGAATGTCGGCAAATCAATCGAAATGCAGGACTTGGAGCGCAAGGACTTTGAGGCTCAGATCAAAGCATACGATGCCGAAACCAAGCGCATTGCCGCTGTGCAGGCCGGTATGACTGAAGAACAGATTCAAGACATTGCCATGGGTGTTGTCGCTGCGGCCATGGAGTCGCAGAGCATGATGAACCAAATGCCTGAGATGCGTGAAGCGCCAATGGCCATGGAAGAACAACAAATGATGCCTCCCCCACAACAACAAATGGGAATGCCACAATGAAAGCCGCAGACTTTATCGGAATCTTATTTCTAGCCCGTGATGTTACTCACTCGGTGCATTTGAACACCCGCAGCTACAGCAAGCATGTGGCTTTGAATGCTTTTTATGATGGCATTATTGACCACGCTGATGCGTTTGCTGAAGCATATCAAGGCCGTCATGGTCTGATTGGCCCCATCACCTTGCATTCAGCCAAAAAGACGGCTAATGTGATTGAATTTTTGCAAGACTCTCTTGCTGAAATCGAAGCCGCAAGATACGATGTGTGTGATAAATCTGACTCATCACTTCAGCAATTGATAGATAATATCGTTGAGCTGTATTTGACAACCCTCTACAAGCTCAAATTCTTGGCATAAGGAAGCATCATGGCTAATTACACCCAAACCGCAGCAACCACACAGATTAAAGTTGGGGCTGGCAAGCTGTTCGGCATCTTTGTGTCAGCATCTTCTAGCGGCACTTTGACAATTTATGATTCTGGCTCGTCATCTACTAGTGACCCCAAAATTGTGGATGTGTTTACTGTTGCTGCAAGCACAACCTATTTGAACATCCCAGCCGGATTGTTTTTTAACAAAGGCTTGTACATTGTTCTAGGTGGCAGTTCCGCAGCGTTCACAGTCGCATACGAATAAAGGTTAATCATGGCCGTCTTTCTCTCCCCTGTGGGCGGCGTTGCGGCCCAGTTTTTTACCAACACTGGCGCAGTCCTGACTGGTGGTAAGCTGTTTACCTATGCGGCTGGCACAACAACCCCTCAAGTTAGCTATACAACTAACGCAGGAAATGTTGCTCGTACAAACCCAATTGTTTTAGACGCAGCTGGCCGAGTGGCTGACGGCGGTGAAATATGGATTACTGCACAGCCATATAAATTTGTCTTAAAAGATTCAAACGAAGTATAGATTGCCACTTATGACAACATTAGTGGCATCGGCGCTGCGGTCTATCAAATTCAAAACTTTACAGGCACAGGGTCGCAAACTGTGTTTACGTTAAGTGCTGCATCTCTTGGCGAAGATTACACCCTTGTTTACATCAACGGTGTTTATCAAAACAAAAACACTTACACCGTTAGCGGCACAACACTGACATTTTCTGAAGCGCCTCCTATTACTTCAAAAATTGAAGTCATGTTTAATTAAGTGGAACGATCATGGCAAACACAAAAATATCTGCATTACCTTTGGCTACTACCCCACTTGCGGGTACTGAAGTTTTGCCTATTGTTCAGGGCGGCATAACAGAGCAAGTTGCCACAAATGATTTAACTGTTCGCAATGTCCGAGCAAATGCAACAACTGGCATTTTGCAAGTTACTGGCCCAGCAGCAGCGTCCACTCGCGTGATGACTGTCCCTAACGCTAACTTTACGGCAGCCCGTACAGATGCAGCTCAATCATTTACTGGTGATCAAACTTTATCTACCGGCAACTTAGTTCAAGGAACAGCCGCTAAAGGTTTTAACTTTACGGCAAACACACCCACAGCAAATATGACCAGCCAATTGCTAAATTGGTATGAAGAAGGCACTTGGACGCCAACAGTTACGTCATTAGCTGGGGCTATTACAACGGTTGGTTCTGTTGTAGGCAGATACACCAGAATTGGCCGATCAGTAAGTGTTAATTTGAGTGTTGCGATTACAACAAACGGAACTGGGTCTTCAGCAATTGTGTTAACTACTTTACCTATTGCAGCATCAACAAGTATAAGTACATACAGTGGCGATGGCTATAACGGATCGAGTGGTAAAAGTCTAGCCGTTGCAGCAGAATCATCTAACAATAAAGTTTATCTTCGGTACTATGACGCGACTTATCCTGTTGGAAGCGGAGAAACAATTTATATTTCCATGACTTACACTGTTTAACAGGAAAATTATGTCTCTTACAAAAGTTTCTTTTTCAATGGTCGAAGGCGCTTATGCAAACGTCTTAGATTATGGCGCTGTTGGTGATGGTGTTACTGACGATACATCTGCAATTCAAGCAGCAGTCAACGCATCTGACTGCGTGTATTTTCCGCCAGGGAAAACATACATGGTGTCATCAATTTCCATACGCGCTGGTATGTCTTTGGTTGGTTATAGTGCAACACTTAAATTGTTGCCCGATCAAACCAAATTTGTACGGATTTTGACTACTCAAAACAATTTGTTAAATCAAGTTGTTGACAGTGAACCATTGAATGTCGTTGGCTTGACGCTTGATGGTAATCGTGTCAATCAAGGCCCTTATTTAGGATATGAAAAAGAACAGCAACAGTTGTTGTTTTTGTATGGAGGCGTTACCAATGCTGGCCGTCTTGTCGTAAATGTTAGCGATTGCAATTTTATTGAATCTTGCTCTGATGGAATTGGCGTTTATTCTGGTGTTGATGTATCAATCAGTAATTGCCATTTCTGGAATTTATATCGTGGCAGCATTACACCAATTGGCGGCTATTCCAAAACTAAGTTCACCAATGTAAGTGCTGGTGGCGATGTTCACCCATCGTTTTTGAACATTGAAATTGATGGCGGTGGTTTTGGTGGAGATTCAACAGCAGATATTTGTGGTTCTAACAGCGTATTTGATGGGACTCTTGATTGCGGAATGATCTATGGTGGAACAGTACGATTAGACAATATTTTGTTTAAAGGACTTGGTTTAGATGTTGTTGGCTCAAATGTTAGCAATCTTTTAGATTTTAGAGCAACAAATTGCGAATTTACTGTTCAAAACGCTTCTGATTCTTTTTTCCAATATCCAAATTTTATTCAATTTAGTAACTGTAGATTTAACCATTCGGAAAGCAGTTCTTTAGGTAAATACATAAGCGTTGTTTGGGGAACTAATACAAACCAAAGAATTGTTTTTAATAATTGCCAACACGTTCATATTGGTGCTGGCGCATTTACATCTGACGCAGTTTTATCTTTATCGGCAAGCACTGTTGCAAGTAACAATGTAGTTGAATTTGATGGTGGTAGCATAGGTGATGGCTCTGCTGTTGGTGATTTGTTCACTTATGGTGTTCAAATGTCAAATGGTGGTTCTTTAAAAATTGACAACACTATTGTTAATTCAGATTACATTGCGTTGGCTTCTGCTAGCTCTGGATATAACTATTCAATCCACTTGGGCCAAGTAACTCTTGGCGCAAATAACGCTAAACTTTTCTTTATAAGTTCGGCAGTTTCTGGTAATGTTTTGCGTTTTGACAACACTGTTATTCCAAGCGGAAAAAATTTAATAGACACATCTTCTGGTTGGGGTAGTGGATTCACAGTTACTGGAGGCCGCATCGTGTTTGGTGCGTCTGCCCCAACATCAACTGATGTTGCTTTTATTGGCGATCATTACAGATTGACAACCCCTGTGGCGGGTTCTGCATACGAGTATGTTGCAACTAACTCATCCTACACCGCAGCAGTTTGGAAAACTTCCGCAACGCTTGCGGCTTAATTTAAAAGGACGTCAAAATGGCTCTTAGAAAAAATTATCAAGTTGTTTGTTTTGGAACATATAACTTGCCTTGGGCGCAAGAACTTGCAGAAGAAAAAACATTTACTCTGGCTAACGCTTATGTAAAAGTTTTGTCTGTTGAAGGCACAAAAGAAAGTTTACGGGCAAAAGTTCAAATCGCCGCTGATGGCAAAAGCATGGTTAAAAACTTTAGCTTTGCCCCAAACATGGATGGCGACAATTTTATTCGTCAAGCATATAAACATCTTAAAACTCTGCAAGAGTTTGATGGCGCTGAAGATTGCTAAAGGAATAATCATGGACTTTAAATGGACAGTTGATAAAGTACAAGTTGCTCAAGATAAACTGATTGTCAAAGTTGACCTGACAGTTTCAGGCACTAACGGCGATTTATCAGCCGCTGCTGCTTACACCCGTGTTTTGGCCCGTAGCGACAGTTTTGTTCCTTACGAGCAATTGACCGAACAACAAGTCTTAGAGTGGTGTTTTGCGCCTGAAGTTATTACCTGGACAGATAAAGACAATGTGGAACAATCAACCATCAAGCATTTAAAAGATGAAGGTGAAGCGCAAGTAGCTGGCCAGATCGCACGCCAGTTGGCTCAAAAACAATCTGAGCCTGCTTTACCTTGGGTATAAATTCCAGCATAATGTGCTGACAAACTGTATCGGCCCAGTAGACCGAGGAATCTTAGGATTCAGAAAACATGACTGAAGAAGTCCAAGCCCTAGCGGAAGTAGACTCCGCGCCAACCACGGATGTGACGGCCACACCTGAAGTTGCTGAAAGTACGCCGGAAGTCGCTGAGAACCAAGTTGATCAGGCCACAGAGGAAAAAAAGTACTCCCAGGCTGAAATTGATGCGATGATTGGCAAACGCCTCGCAAGAGAGCAACGTAAGTGGGAAAGAGAGCAAGCAAATCGGTCTGCGGAAACGCAAATCGTGAAAGCTGCACCAACTGCGTCCGTTGACCAGTTTGAAAGCCCTGAAGCCTATGCGGAAGCAATGGCCTATCAGAAAGCTGAAGAACTATTAGCTAAACGTGAAGCAGCCAAGCAGCAATCAGCCGTTCTCGAAAGCTATCAAGAGCGTGAAGAAGCAGCGCGGGACAAGTATGATGACTTTGAACAAGTCGCCTACAATCCCAAGCTACCGATTACAAACGTGATGGCCGAAACGATCCAGTCTTCGGACATTGGGCCTGAGTTAGCGTACTACCTTGGCTCAAATCCAAAAGAAGCAGATCGCATCTCACGCATGACGCCACTCGGTCAGGCGAAAGAGATTGGGAAAATTGAAGCCAAATTGGCATCAGCGCCCCCGATCAAGAAAACAACATCTGCGCCTGCGCCGATTTCTCCTGTTACTGCACGCTCCGCTGGAGCAGCAACTTTGGACACTACGGATCCTCGCTCTATCAAGAGCATGACGGCCTCGCAGTGGATTGAAGCTGAACGTGCAAGGCAGATTAAGAAGCAACAAGCACAGAACCGCTAAAACTTTGACTTTTTTGAAAGGACTGAAATGTCTAATAGTATTCTGACGATTGACATGATTACCCGCAAGTCGCTGGAAATCTTGGAAAACAACCTTGTTCTTACCCGTAACGTGAACCGCCAGTATGACGACTCTTTCGCTGTTGAAGGCGCAAAGATTGGTTCTACACTGCGTATCCGTTTACCTGACCGCGCTTTGGTAACTGACGGCGCCGCCTTGCAAGTGCAAGACGACAACGAGCAGTTCACCACTTTGACCGTTGCCAGCCAAAAGCACATCGGTGTCAACTTCACATCTGCTGAATTGACCATGCAATTGGATGACTTCGCAGAGCGTGTGTTGAAGCCTCGTATCAGCCAGTTGGCATCTTCTATTGATGCAGACGTGGCCAATGCGTACAAAACCATCGGTAACACCGTTGGCACACCTGGCACAACTCCTTCTACTTCTTTGGTCTTGCTCCAAGCCCAGCAGAAGCTGAACGAGAACGCAGCTGTGATGTCTCCACGTTACGCTACCGTGAACCCTGCTGCTAACGCTGGCTTGGTTGAAGGCATGAAAGGTCTGTTCAATCCTACAGACACTATCAGCAAGCAATTCAAGAACGGCATGATGGGCACTGGCGTGTTGGGCTTTGACGAGATCAACATGTCTCAGTCTATCAAGCAACACACAACTGGCTCTCGCGTTGCCACCGGCAACTCTGTGACAACCACTGTGACTTCTCAAGGCGCTTCTAGCATTGCTTTGACTATCGGCTCTGGCCTGACAGTTAAAGCCGGTGACGTGTTCACTGTTGCTGATTGCTTTGCTGTGAACCCACAGACCCGTGAATCCACTGGTTCGTTGTTCCAGTTCGTTGCTTTGGCTGACGCCACTGCCAGCGGCACTGCAATTGTCGTGTCTGTTGCTCCTATCTACACTGCCGCCAATGCTTTGGCTACCGTTGACAGCTTCCCTGTCTCTGGTAAGGCTGTTGTGTTCGTAGGCGCTGCATCTAGCCAGTACGCACAGAACTTGGTCTACCACAAAGATGCCATCACTTTTGCAACTGCTGACTTGCTGTTGCCACAAGGTGTTGACATGGCTGCTCGCGCAGTTCACAACGGTATTTCCCTAAGAATTGTGAGGCAATACGATATCAATAACGACAGAATGCCTTGCCGTATTGACGTTTTGTACGGCTTCAACACGATCCGCCCACAAATGGGCTGCCGTATTTGGGGCTAATCTGATTGGGGCTTCGGCCCCTATCTCTATCTTAATATTGAAAGGAAATTATCATGGCTCTCCCTAATGGCGCAGGTGGTTATCAAATTGGTGACGGTAACATCGGTGAAGCTCAACTGTTCGTTCAAGGCGCTCCCACTGCTGTGGCCGCTGCCGCGACAATGACAACTGCTGAACTGGCAAACGGTCTGTTCGTTTTTAACGGTGCTGCTGGCAGTTTGACTTTGCCTACCGTGGCACAAGTAGAAGCTGACATTTCTAGTGCTTCTAAAGTGAACGCAGCGTTTGATTTTGTCATTATCAATGCTGACGCTACAACCGATGACGTTACATTGGCTGCTGGCACTGGCTGGACAATCGTTGGTAACGCTGTTGTAGTCGAGGCTACTTCTGCCCAGTTCCGCGCCCGTAAAACCGGCGATGGCACTTGGACTGCTTACCGTATTGCCTAAACTTAAATGGGGGCTTCGGCCCTCATTTTTAAAAGGAAACAAAATCATGCCAAATACTATTGCTGTAGGCGTTGCGTTTGAAGACGCACAACTTGACGGCGCAATTATGGGTAAATCTGGCGGCACAGCAGGTTTTTACGGCGCTACGCCAACAACTAAACCTGCGGCCAACACTGCTGCCTTAACTACAATCACGTCTACTGCACCTGGCACGCCAGACTTTGCAATTCAAGACTTGACTCAAACAACCCCATTTGGTTTTGTTACCAAAGACGAGGGTAATTCAGTTCTGGCGGTGATTGCAAATTTGCAAGCCCGTGTAGGACAGTTGGAAACTAAACTTCAAACTCTTGGTTTGTTGGCTTAAACTAAATGGGGGCTAATCACCCCCATTCTTAAATTATGATCATTTATCTTGAACATCCCGAACATGGCGCCAAAGTGGCGACTATGGATTTAGAGGCTGAGATGGATGAAAGAAATGGCTGGACTCGTTATAATCCAGACACGCCTTCTGAAACTGAAGCGGCTCCTGTGAACGTGCTGGAAGTTAAACGCCGTAGAAAAACCACTGCTGAGGTTTAAAAATGACAACGTACACCGCTGGCCAACAACTCGAACGGGCGCTTAGACTTCTCGGTGTGCTTGCTGAAGGTGAAACGCCCTCTGCGGCTACGTCACAAGACGCCTT